TGAATCTATTGCGAATGTATAAGATTCTTCGTCACCATCACTTGGTGTTGAACTAACAGGGAGGTTCATTATTGTTACTGCTCCACTATCTTCTTCTAAATCAATAGGTCCTGTTGCGAGTGTCATCATTGGTTGAACTTCTAATTCGTTATAATCTATTCTTAGTCCTTCTGTTCCACCAGCACCAAAAGATAATTCATCAGCTGAACTACGCCACATTCCAGTATTAGTATCTGTATAAAAACTATAAACAGGAGCATCTGCAGTTCCAGCAGCTTTTGTCATATATACTCCAGCAGCATCAGCAGACCTAATAATATTTCCAGCAAAAACAAATTTAGCACTTCCACCACTGGCAAAACCTATATTATCAGCAGAATAACTATAAAACCCTGTATCAGTATCACTTGTAAATGTAATTGAAGGAGAACCTGCTGTGCCGTCCCCTACGTAAAATTTATCTCCAGTAATATTATATCCAGTACCATCTAAATTAGATTCTAAATTCTCAGCTTCAAGATTTGTAGTATCCACAAGGGTTGTAGAAATTTCATTAACTCCTGTAATATTATTATCCCCTAACAAGATATTTCCTAAAGAAATAAATCCATTAATCCATGTAGAAAATAAAGTGCTTACAGTTATATTAAAACCAGTTCCATCTAAATTACTTTCCAGATTAATGCCATGAAAATTAGTATTATAAAGATGTGTGATATTTGACCAATTTAAAATTTGATTGGTTCCATTAAAATAATTTGCAGAAATCCAACCCATATCTGTAAGATTGTGTTGATCCCCTAATTGATTTTGAATCCAAGGTTCCTGATAAATATCAGCCCCAGCTAAAACTATTAAAATTACAATCATTAAAAATCCAGATATAAATATTTTTTTCATTAAGATCTCCCTGAGATAAATGTGGTTACTGTTGAATTTGATTGAGTGCTTGTTTTTGTTCTCATATAAGGATAATAGTTTACATAATGATAAATATCTGTTCCAGTTGTTGCAGTATAAGTTTTTGAATTTAAATCCACCCAATTTGTACCATCAATGCTTCCCTGAATTGTTACAGTTACAGCACCAGTATTTACAGAACAATTAATAAAAACTGCCTTTCTTCGATACCATCTTGTATCTACCTTATCTCCAGTTGTTGCACTAGTTACTGCACTTAGATTTGTAGTTTCCTCTACCCAAAGGGTATGTGTGGATAATGCTTTTCTAGCCATGTTATTTTTAGTTCCCCCTATTATTTAAATATTGATGTTTTAAAGTCCTAAGACTTCTTGTTTTTTCCAAAATCAAAAAACAAGAAAAAAATAAAAATTTAATTACTTAATGCCATTAGCTTTTTTGAAAACTTCCAGATTACATTCTTCAAGTTCCCATTTTTTGAATTGCTCGAGTGTTAACCCATGCAAATCTTCCTTTGGTTTCTTAATAGATTTTTTCTTTGCCATTTTCAAATTTATGCTGTTGGAATACCGATTGTTAAACCACTAGTATCAACCATTGAGCTGCCTGTATCATTACAGAAATTACCTAACCAATTATCAGATGCTGCTCCAGTACAATTTGTTTCATAAGCACTTGCACACATCAAAGTGTTTCCAGTCACAATGTTCATCTCTCCTGCTGAATCTTTGTAAGTATCAATCAATAAAGTTGTATCACTTGTGAAATCGTTTCCTTTAATTAAACATGCTCTACCACTTATGTTAATTCCTGCATCATCCACTTTATCATCGAACAAATTGTTCAAAATCATTGCCCGATAGATTGTTTTTACCGATGCAGTACCAAGTATAGCTGTTGCCAAACTTGTAAACTTACAATCATTAATCATTGCATCTGGAACACTATTAAGTCTAATTCCATAAAGTGCTGTTTCTACTGTACTTCTAAAAATACAATTTTCAGCATGAAATCCTATCCCGGTAACTGCTACATCAATAGCTCCACCACTTGTTGCTCCGTTTGGTCTGAATCTAAATCCACTAACATAGACATCTTTTGCATTTACTGTCAAGATAACTCCCTCTGCTGTACCAACTGTCCATAAGATTCCCTCAGGGCCATTACCACAACCGATAATTCTCAATCCAGTTTGTGCTGTTGTGATTGTTACTGATTCTGTGTAATCTGTTGTTTCATCTGTTTCCTCAGAACCTTTTACAAAAATTGTATCATAAGTTCCACCTGCAGCCAAACTTGCCGCAACTGCTTCTGCAATTGTGATATAAGCTTTTGTCCAAGATGAACCATCATCACTTGCTGATCTGCTTGAATCCACATAATAAACATTTCCACCATTCATAACACCATTAACTCCTTTTGTAAAAGTTACATGTTGATCCCAGTTATATGGGCCATTTCTATAAGGTGGACTTGCCGGGTTTCCTCCAGTACTTCTTAATCCTTGATTCCCCATTTTATTTTAATAAAATGACAAATTAATAGGCATAAATGATTATAGATTTTACCCCAGTATCACTTCCACCTAAATCAACAGTTAAAGTACCTGAACTAACACTTGTTGTTGGTGCCTGATCAACTACTACACTTCCAGTTGTAGTTTCATCATAAACTGTAACTCCATGAACCTTAGTACATCCAAACTTAGATAAATCTACTGTCACATCATCTGTTCCCCCAACTGTTGTTGATGGACAAAGAACATGAATTATTTTTAATCCAGCATTTGGTAACACCTCAGTGTTTACACAGTCATCTTCACTTACTATTGTTGTCATATTTTTATACCTCCCATTATTTAATTATATTTTTAAGAGTTTTTTTCTCTTGTTATTTTTTCTTAAAATTTAAAAATAAATTTAAAAATCTAAAAAATAACAAAAAAGATTATTGAATATCGTCTATGAAACTATTGAACTTTGTGTTCCTCATGATAAGGCACTCGTATATTTTCAACATAAACTTTTGTGAATCATTAGTTTTTGCTAAATCTTCATAAGTCATATCTTGTAAAACTCTCATTTCAATATAATCTGTATCTAAGAAATATATCTGCTTTGCACCAGATGTGTTTGATAAATACATACTTGGGATCACAGGTATTGCTCCAACCAAAGTTTGAAGTACAATTGATGCACTTACTCCGAATGGCAATTCTCCTGCCATATCACTTGGATTGTATCTAAAAGTATCAATTATGATCTTTCGAATATCCTGGACTACTGAACTTGATGCTACTGAAATTTTTGGTCTTCCACCATCATCAAAAGCATATCTTACAGCTGTTTCAATATCATCCCATGTTAATGCAGCACCATCAAGATCAACTACATTTTCTGTACCTTGTAACTTAACAATTCCTGAGAATTGTGTTGCTGTTGAACTTGCGTCTCCATTTATAATAAGATTTTCTTCGAGTTCTCTTATCTCCCTTGCTTTCATAATAACTTCCAATTGCTTTGCATTTGGGACTCCTGATGGACTAAATGGACTACCACTACCTAAACCTGCTCCTGTTGGTTGAAAACCTTCAAGAATATAGCTAGGCATTGCAGCTTGCATTTGGCCTGTTATTCTTCCTACAGCGTATAAATACTTGATTGCAGTACTTGCTCGATCATAAGTATCATTTTTTTCTGGTAATGCAGCATCTTCTGCAGCAGTATAACCGCCACCTTTAGCTGTTATAATATTATAATCTGCTGTTAATCCCTGATTAGTAACTCTTGGGATTAATTCAACTAAGGGAGTGAATTTTCTTGTTGTATCAACAATTCTTGGATCCACATAAATAGGCACAAGTGCATATCCAGCAGTTCCAGCTCCACCTGTCGTTGAAGTTAATGCTTTCATACCCATTGACATAAGTTCTTTTAACTTAGGTCTGTAATCGATATTTTTCCAAGCATCTGCATATCTAGTTCCAGATTTTAAAGCTCCGAAAGAATGTGCATAAGCACCTTTAGCATCATAGTCTCCCACAATTGCTGTTCCTATTCCTTCCATTTTTAAGCTATTATATCCAAAGGATTTAAAGACTTTTCTTCTTCAAAATTCTTAGATTTATCTTGCTGTCCAATTTTACTTTTTAGCAAGGGTTTATTAAGAATTGATTTAATTTCACTTATCTCTTCTTTGAGCTTTTGAATTTCAGATTTCTCTTCAATTTCATCTTTCTTTGAAACTTTCTTTTTATCTTCCTCTTCGTCATCCTCTTTTTTAGGATCTTCTTTCTTTTTAGATTCTACTTCAGGTTCAGCTTTAGGTTCAGTTTCAATTTCAGTTGTTACTTGCTCATTTTCAGATGTTTCTTTATTATCCTCTTTAGACATTTTTTTAACCTCCTTTAAATTTAATTTAGTATCACTTTCGTGAGTATGAGATTTGACTTCTAATTGTTTAGAAATTTCAGGATTTGATTTTCTTTCTTTTTTATAATCATCTAAAGATTTAATTGATTTCATAAAAATTTCTTTATTTAATGCATGGGTATTAATTGGATTTCCGGTTAGGGCAACATTTAGTAATGTAACATCATCTAATAATCTTATTTCTTTACCTTCTATAAATTTAGTGATTGTTTTTGAGGGTATAAATGCAATTGAATAGGCATCTAGAAAACCCCCTTCAACATTCCCCTTAAGGTTATCGAATCTTTCATTAAAGGGGTTTAATTCTGACTTTACAAATAATCCAAAATGATTTTTCTCTATTGCTTTTACATCTGCATCAAACATCCGACCTACTGGGATCTTAGTTTTGTTTAATTCGGTTTCTTCTTCCGAATCTCCCCTAAATGATTCATGTTCTAAATCTAATTTAAGATTCTTTTCTATAATCTGTGTTTTCATAGATTCTAGACAATTTTTAGTAACTAGGTCTCCTACTAAATCTATGTGTGTGCTTGATATAATACCTTCCAAAAAAACCCTTTGTTGGCCCTTTATTTCTACAACCTCTACATTAAAAGGTGCTGTAAATGTAAAACTAGGTATTTTAATCATTTGCTCCATGATTTATAGAATTTTCAAATTTATTTAAATATTGATGTTTATTAGAACTATTATTTTGCAATAAAAATTATAGAAGATCTACAATCCACATGTGATGGTGGACAAGGCCCTTCCCATCCAGATTGAGAATCTTTAAAGTTTTCATCCATTTTAACCACCTTACCATTCAATCTTTTACAAATTGGACTTGTTCTACTATCTATTTTAGAGATCCATTGTTTATTATATTCTTCGCCACTTGATTTAAATGCTTGTAGCTTACCTTGGTTTTCTGCACGATTTGATTCTGTTCTTGAAATCATTTCTGCCCTATTTTCCCCAACATCAAAAACTTTACTTACCCTTGATTTTATTTTAGATATTCCTTCGCCGGCCATAATCCCCCTCTCTAATTCTTGTCTTAAATCATTTGCTATTTCTTCAGTCATTCCTTTGATATTATTAAAAGTATAATCTTGAATAAAATCTATTGCCTCTTTATTAACTATAAAATTCTTGGACAATTGTTTTTCTGCCGAATCCCACCCCTTTAAGAAATTATTTTTTATTACGGCATCAGAAATTGCTTTAATTCCTGCGAATTCTAATAAGCCTTTTATTGCTTTAACCAAATTTGGTAAGGATTTTATTTCTTTGATTGTGTCTTTGCCTGCTTCTTTTTCTATTAAATCTTTAATTTTCTTTTCGTTTTGTTTTAATAAATAAATTATACTTTTTTCTAATCTATCTTCATTGATTGTTTCAAATTCTCTTAGTATTAATGGATTTCTCTCTAAAGATTTTTCTTCTTTCTTTTTTTTTTCTTCTTTTTTGTTATCCTCTTTTTCAGAGGGTTCATCTTCTGATTCCCCAAACTTATCTTGCATTTCCATCACTTCTTCTTGGGATTTTTTCTCACCCCAATCAACTTCATCTAATCCTTCATCTAACCTAACTTCATTAATTGATCGGTATCCTGCATTTAATTGCAATTGATATAATTGGGCTTTCTTTGTTTCTTCATCAACATCAAAAGTTAAAAACTTGAATTCTATATCTGGATATTCAAATTCTGGAAGGATTTCGTGATTTATTCTATATTCCTCTAATCTTAATAAAGGATTGATAGCCCTTTTCTTAAAAACATTTGATTGAACAATTTGATTTGCTAATCCTTTAGCGTCTTCTGTATATCCTAACTCCACACTTGTAACTCCAAAACAGGCCCAGACTAATTTAGCCCACCATTTTTGACCCTCTAATAATTCTAATTCTGCATTTGTAAATTGTAATCTTGTAAATTGGGGTGTTGTTCCCACAATCGGCACATGATGGAATATTTTCTTCCAATTACCTGCACTATCTTTGGTTCTTTGTTGTTCTTTCCATTGACTTTGAAATGCCCTTATTTCATCAGCATCTGCCCCTTCTAATCCAATAATCCCTTTAGGGATTGAATTATCATTAAAATATTCAAGATTATGTTCAATTGCATAAATTAGTGTTTGGATAGTATTGCCTAAAATTTCTACAGGAGATCTCCCATAAATTGAATCTGTTCTTGGATTTCTTTCAAGCCATACAATTTCCTTTTTTCCAAATGGAACTGGTCTAGCCCCTGTAATCCAACCATATTGAAAATAGGCTGCCTTTTCTCTAGCATCTGCTGCTGTAATCCACCCAGGTTCCATTAATCTCATTTCCTTATTATTCTGAGCAATATTAGATTCTTGAATTAAATCTTCACGATCTGTAAACATTCCAAAAATATTTGGGTTCTTTGTAAATGTTGAACCATCCCTTGCGACTATTTCAACCATCTGGCCCTTTAAATTAAAAACCTTATTTATTACCCCTGCATCAACTTCTAAAATGTCTCTAATATATTTTCTTCGAATCTCTTCAAAACTCTCTTTATTAGAATTAGGATTTTCAAAAAAACTTTTAACATGATCTATTTGGGCCTGTATTTCAGAGGTTAATTCAACACCCTCCCTAGGTACAATATCCCACTCAATAGCAGACATTTCATCAACAATTGTAGTAATGCACATATCTACATAGGGCATACTTGCTAATCTTCTTATATTTGGTAAATCTACAAATCTTGGGTATCCAAAAGGGGGTTTATATAAGAATTTAGGAATATATGCTTTTGGTAATCCATCCCGGGTTACCTCCTTTATGGGGTCTATATTTGGTACAGATTTCTCTTGTTTTTTTAGAAAATTGAAGATTCCCATGAGTATGAAGGTGAAATGATAAAATTATTAAATTCTAAATTTATTTAAATATTGATGTTTATAAAATAGAGTTTAATTTTTCTTTTCTTCCTTTAGTTATTGGTGCCAAGCCTATTTTACCTTCCATTATTTGCTTTTCAAAATCTTTTTCTAATTTTTCTTTTTCTAATTCTTGTTTTTTCTTTTCTTCAGATGATTTTTGGACTCTTGGATTTGGAGAAATAAATGAAAATACGATGGGTGATTTTAAAACAAATAACATCCTCATCATTAAAGCATCCCCCACATCTGTTGATCTGCCCAAATGCTCTTTAATTTCTGCCTTTGTTAAAATTCTTAATGGTTGATCTTTTCCAGGGTCTTTTTGTTTGATTTGTTCTAAATCTTCTATTAGGAGTTTTTTTGTTTTTACATCAATTCCCCTATAAATGCCTATTAATCCAGAATTAATATAATTAGATAATTCATACCAACATTGAGATTTAAGATTAGCATAGTTATGTAAAACACGATCTTTTTCAGT